GAATGTCCATGTCGGAAGCAGATAAAGTTAGAAAGATCATTGGCAAGAAAAAAGATGCTAAAGAGTTTGATGAGTTTAGAGATAAATTTATTCAGGGTGCATCTTTACACGTACCAACAAAAACAGCTGAAGCTCTATGGCATGACTTTGAAGCGCATTCTGGCTATTCGTTTAACCGCTCTCATGCTATTGCTTATTCTTTGTTATCATATTGGACAGCTTGGTTAAAGCACTACTATCCAATTGAGTTCATGTTTGCCATATTGCGTAATGAGCAAGATAAGGATGCACGTACAGAATACCTAATTGAAGCAAAAAGACTAGGTATTAAGATCCTACTTCCACATGTTAATGAGTCAGATTTAGATTTTAAAATTCAAAAAGATGCAATTAGATTTGGACTTTCAAATGTAAAGTTTATATCTGATAATATTGGTAAAAAAATTATTGCTTCTGGACCATATAAATCTTATGCACATCTTCAAGAAGTTGCTGCTAAAAAAGGAAGTGGTATTAATTCTAGAGCGCTTACTGCACTAAATGCTATTGGCGGAGCAGCATTTGAAGATAATCCTAGAACTGGGCAAGAAACAGAAAATTTATATGAATATTTAAGTATTCCAAAGTTTGACTTAGGTAAGGTACCTCCTCATATCAAATCTCAAATAAATTCTATTGAAGATTTTGATGAGCGTGGAACCTTCGTAATTCTTGCTATGGTTAAAGGAATTAAAAAGGGTAATGGTTGGTCTCGTATTGAGATGGTAGATGAAACTGGCACCATTGGTGTATTTCATACAGAACAAACTCAAATAGAGACTGGCAATATGTATTTCTTTTTAATTGGAGATAATAGAATTCATAGATATATTACTATTGATCAAATGGTTGGCGATAAAAATGATGAGTTTGCTAAGTTTTTACATGCTTCTGAAATACAAATTCCAGAAAATATGAGGCTTACAATTAGTTTATTGCCATATAGAACAAAACAAGGTAAGTCTATGGGGCACTTAATAATGAGTAATAAAACTAAAGAACTTACTCGTGCTATCGTATTCCCACAGGTATATGATAAAATTAAGAGTCGAATCAAAGATGGAATGATATACATTCCAGAAGTAACAAAAACAGAAGACGGAACATATTCACTAAGGAGTGTAAAATGACAGAAGAAACAAATATCCCAAATATTTTTGAGGGTAAGATTGATGTTAGTCACGTATTGTCTATTCTTATGGATTTTATGGGTGGCTCTGCTAGAATTCCTGCAGATCAATTTACAAAGTCTATGGTAGTTGACAGAAAGCTAGTATTATCATATGATGATGAAGAGAAAGTATTTATCTTAACACTAGAAAATATTTCTCCAGAAGAAAAAGAACAATTAGAAAGTAAATAATGAATACAATATTATCTGACTATGGCATTGATGCCTTAGCAGCTATTTTACATGAAAATGCAAAAGAAAAAGGATTCTGGGACGGAGAAGTAACTTACGACAAGCTTGGAAATAAACTTGCGTTAGTGCATTCAGAAGTAACAGAAGTCTTAGAAGGACTAAGAAAGTCAAAAGGAAGTCAGGCTATTGTTGAAGAAATAGCAGACGTTATCATCAGACTTCTTGATGTATATGCAGTGATGCAGAATGAGGGAATCACATCGCATTCCCTTGAAGAGGTTATGAATGAAAAAATTAACAAAAACAGAACTAGACCAACTTTACACGGAAATCTCTTCTAGAATAAATGGTTATGTCCTTCATGGAATTGATGGACAAATTATACTAGTTGTAAAGACAACAGATGAACATCTGATAAAAAATGTTATAGATAAGATCGGAACCTCAAGAATTGAGGAGTTGAAGATCATAAGTAAAAGATTAGAAATGGACTTACATGACAGGAATAACAGACATCCTAGCGAAACTGGATCCAAAAACAAGACAAAGGGTGCAGTCAGCAATGGAAGTGGAAGTAGAAAAACAAAAGACACCAAGCATAGGTCTTAACCTTGCCCTACAAGGTGGATTAGGCTTTGGAAGACAAATATTAGTATGGGGAAATAAATCAGCAGGTAAATCATCATTTTGTTTACAAATGATTGCTGAAGCACAAAAAGAAGGAAAGACTTGTGCTTGGATTGATGCTGAACATTCCTATTCATCAGAATGGGCTGCAAAATTAGGTGTTGATTCTGATAAGCTAATTTATTCTTCTGCAAAAACTGTCAATGATATGGTTGATGTTGCTACACAATTAATGGAGGCAGAGGTTGATATAATTGTGGTAGATTCTATTTCTGCACTGCTTCCAGCAATTTATTTTGAAAAAGATAGTACCGATTTAAAGAAATTAGAAGACACCAAGCAGATTGGTGCAGAGGCAAAGGATATGACACATGCTGTCAAAATGCTCAACTACGCAAACAAAAACACACTACTTGTTCTCATCTCACAACAACGAAATCAATTTGGATCTATGCATGCTAGTCACATCCCCACAGGCGGAATGGCTGTCAAGTTCTTCTCTTCCACTGTCATTAAACTCTGGTCGTCTGAAGCTGAGGCAAATGCTATTAAGGCTGGGATTAAAGTTGGCGACAAGATCATTGAACAAAGAGTTGGACGGCCAGTTAACTGGATTATTGATTACAACAAACTCGGCCCCCCTAATCTTTCAGGACAATATGACTTCTACTTTCAGGGGGAAAATATAGGTGTAGATCAGGTTGGCGAAGTTCTTGATGTTGCAGAACAGCATGGAATTATTGAAAAGGGTGGAGCATGGTATACTATTGGAGAAGAAAGATTTCAAGGACGTGCAAAAGCTGTTCAATACTTAAGAGAAAATCCTGATGTTGTAACTAGCATTAGAGAAAAGATTTATGGCAAAAATTGAAGATTTAATTAGTAAAAAGTCAAAAAAAGAAAAGCCTTCAGTCAATACTATGACTATGGAAGGTTCATTTTCTTGTCAAACATGTAGCGTTGTATCAGACGAGGCAGAGTTTGATAAATCAGCAGGAACAATTATTTGGACATGTGAAAATAATCATATATCGAAAGTGAATTTATCTTAATGTCAGAACGTGGTGAAATTAAAAGAGACGGCGCTAAAGCACAAAAAAATTCTGGTAGAGGAAAATACCAAAAAGGCGATGCAAAGTGGTACTCATTTGTAGTAGATTATAAAGAAGCTAGTTCTTCTTTTACCATGAATAAAGATATTTGGGCAAAAATTTGTACAGACACATTTGCTGTAAATAGAAACATGCACCCATGCCTTAAAATAATTATAGGAACTGAGTCTAAAGTTAGACTAGGAATTGTAGAATGGGCCATGCTTGAAGAATTAATAACATTTTGGGAGGATAACCATCAATGAAAGAAATCATAATGACTACTTTAACTGGAGCTGGGGTTGGTGCTGTTTTTGCATTATTTAAACTTCCAGTGCCAGCACCACCAGTATTTGCAGGCCTAATGGGAATTTTTGGACTATGGCTTGGTTATGGAATGGTAGCAAGATTTTTATGACAATGTTAGCAGTATTTTTACTAGGTATTGGAGTGGGGTTCCTCATCGGATACCCCTTTGGATTATTTATAAACTATTTAGATAAGAAAGAGAAGTCTAAAAATGGCAGATAATACGCTTGAACTTATAAGCACAATTACAGAATTTAATGATCTACATGATTATCTTAATGATGAGCAGCTAGATAAAGCATTAGCAATTGTGGTAAAATTGATTATGAACCCTGATGTTCCTTCAGCAAAGGCTCCAATGCTGATTATTGAGCTTCAGGCTATAAGTGCAAAGTTGGCCATACTTGCTTCTTATTATACGACTGTGGCTAGAGATAAGACTGGTACATTGAATAACAATAAAAAGAATATATATTATTCTTGTAAGGAAGCCATCGACAGACTAGTTGATGCATTAAAGTATTCTGCGAGAAGTTTCTAATGGGAAGAGATTTAGTAACAAATTTAAAGTTTAAAAAAATAACAGGCAGCTTTGATCCAGATACTTTTGCTAAAATTATTGATGATGCATATTTAGTTGGAAGAAATTTAGATAGATGGCAAAAGAAGCACACGTTTTCTCCATCAACAGTTGGCTATGGTCATGGTATGTGTCCAAGATATTGGTTTATTGCTTTCAACGGAGCAGACTTTGAAGATAATTTTGACGCACTTGCAATTGCTAATATGGAAAACGGCAAACAGGCACATGAAAGATTGCAGGCACTTTTATCAACAACAAGTGTTCTTAAAGAGGTAGAAAGAGAAATTCTTTCAAATGATCCACCAATTAGAGGATTTGCAGATTTAATTCTTGAATGGACTGGTCAAGAAGTCATTGGTGAAATTAAAACTGTAAAAGATGAAATATTTTCAGCAAGACAGGCATCTATGTCACCTACAACATCACATTTAATTCAACTTCTCCTTTACATGTGGGTTGAAAAGATAAAAGAGGGATTTGTTATGTATGAAAATAAAAATAACAATGAGCTTTTAATTATGCCAATTGTGATGAATGAAAGATATGAAAAATTAATTGAAAAGGTTATTGCTTGGATGCGAGAGGTTTATGCAAATTATAAGTCTGACATTCTTCCAGAAAGACCATTTACCAAATCAAGCAGCACCTGTAAGTATTGTCCAGTAAGAAAAGAATGTTGGTCTGGAGAAGTAGGAGATATACAAATTGCTGCATTGGATCTTCCAAAATGATTTGTGCTAGAGAAGATTGTGGTATTGAGTTTGTTCAAAAAACACATAATCAAAAATATTGTTCTGACGAATGCTGCCGTGTTGCTACAAACAAAAGGATTATGGAAAAATACTATGAGAAAAAAGCTATTCGTAATGGGGCAAAAAGAATTTGTAAAAGTAAAGGTTGCGGAGAAATCTTGAGCAGATATAACTATTCAAACGTTTGCTATGGCTGTGAGTCTAAAAAACGTTCTAGTGCTAAAAAAGAGTTATTGGACATTATAAATGTCATTGGCCAAACTAAGTAAATCAAATGCTTCTACGGTAATAGGCATAGATGCCTCTACTGGATCTATAGCATTTTGTGTTTTAAAAAATGGAAAGCCATATAAATATGGCAAGCTGATACTCAATGGTCAAGATATATATGAAAGAATAGCTGATGCTAGAAATAAAGTAAGTTCATTTAGTGAAGTTTTAAAAGCTGACTATATTGCTATGGAAGGTGCAATTATGGTTAAATCTGCAGATGCGGTAATTAAATTATCGTACGTTTACGGTGTAGTCCTTGCTGAATTAATGCAGTATAACCCTAAAGTAATAACTGTTGCCCCAATATCTTGGCAGTCATTTATTGGAAATAAAAATTTTACTAAGATGGAAAAAGATAAGTTAAGGTTTGAAAATCCAGGACATGTAGACTCATGGTATAAAAATAGAATGCGTGAGATTAGAAAAGAAAGAACTGTTTCGTGGGTAAAGTCAAAATTTAATATAGATATTGATGATTATGATGTTGCAGATTCAATAGGAATTGCACACTATGCATACGAAAAAATGATAGGTGTGAAATGAAACTTTATCAAAGTAAAGAGTATTTATATAGAAGATATGTGCTTCAAAAGAAAACCATAAAGGAGATAGCAGAAGAATGTCAAGTGAGTCATATGACAATCCAGAGGTACCTGGAGCAATTTGGCCTGATCAAGAATCAACGCAAATGGAGCAAGTAGTAGAACCAAAGTACCCTATAACATTAGCAAATACAGTACATGGATTTAAAATTTATGTAGTTGATGGTGATGAGCATGTAGGTAGAAACATATTTGAAAAAGGTTTTTGGGAACCAGATGTTACACACTGGATGCGTAAAAACATAGAACCAGGATATACATGTTTAGATATTGGTAGCAATATTGGTTATTTTACTGAGCTTATGGCTAGACTTTCTGGACAATACGGTAGAGTCTATGCCTTTGAAGCAAACTCAAATTTAGTAGATGTTTATGAAAAAACTTTAGTTGATTCTGGAAATGAATATGAATCAACAGCGACTATACATCTATTTCCTATAGGACTTTCTGATGAATCAAGAGAGGCATATATTTTTGTGCCAAAAGCCAATATCGGCGGAGCAGGAATTGTATATGACGATAAAGATCCTTTAGATAATTATGAAACAGTTCCAGTTGTATTAGAAGTTATTACAAATGTTTTAGATGAAATTGTTTGTGAAGAAATAGATTTTATTAAAATGGATGTAGAAGGTCATGAAGAAAAAATTTGGCCAACATTAAAAACAATACTTCCAAATGTAAAGTCTATGATTATTGAGCTAGGAAACTATCATTCCAAAGAATTTTTAGAGGAAATTGCTAAAGACTGGAATATGTTCAAGCTAGAAAATTTTGATGAAGTGCCTATATCTGTTCAAGATATTCTAAATGCTCCAGCATTTATAAATGTTGTGCTTAGAAAATCGGTCAATTAAAGTTGACATTTTAGTTGACTAATAGTAAAATTTACCTATAAGATAGGAGATATTGTGTCAGAAATAGAATTAGTAGAACGCTTTGATAAAATGAATAAAGTTGTCGAACAATTACTTATGGGTAATAATCCGACACAAATATCTAAACAATTAGACATTCCAAGAAAAGACGTTTTAGAATTAATTGACGAATGGAAGTCTCTTGTACACAATGATCAAAGTGCAAGAGAACGTGCAAAAGAAGCGGTTGCTGGAGCAGATCAACATTATGCAATGCTAATTAAAGAAGCATGGAAAACAGTTGACGATGCAGATCAAGCTGGTCAACTAAATGTTAAAGCAACAACATTAAAATTAATTGCTGACATTGAGGCTAAAAGAATTCAAATGCTTCAACAACTTGGACTATTGGACAATGCAGAACTTGCAAACCACCTTGCTGAAACAGAAAGAAAGCAAGACATCCTCGTTGGTATATTAAAAGATATTGCATCTGAATATCCTCAAGTTCGTGATGAAATAATGAGAAGACTTTCTAAAATTAGCAACCGTGTAGAAGAAGTTACTGTTGTTCAAGAAGAACCTCTTAGATTAGTTAAAGATACAGATGTTTGATTTCAATGATATTATTGACATGCTGGACGGCGAAGAATTTGATGAGCGTCCAGTTGATCTTGCTAAATTTGTTACAAGTGAAGACTACTTGGGTCTTCCGCCACTATCAGAATATCAATATACATTAATACGTGCATCTTCACAAATATATAGAAAGTCAACATTAGAGAAGCTTTATGGTGACGAAGCTGGTGAAAAACGATGGAAAGAAACTGTTAATGAGGTTATTGCTCAATTAGGAAAAGGATCTGGCAAAGATTACTGTTCAACAATTGCTGTTGCCTATATAGTTTATTTACTATTATGCCTTAAAGACCCAGCAAAATATTTCGGAAAGCCACCTGGAGATTCAATTGATATTATTAATATTGCTATTAACGCACAGCAGGCCAAAAATGTTTTCTTTAAGGGATTAAAAAACAGAATAAATAAATCCCCTTGGTTTGCTGGAAAGTATGTTGAAAAAGCAGACGTAATTGAATTTGATAAAAACATTAGTTGTCACTCAGGACACTCAGAAAGAGAGGCTTTTGAGGGATATAATGCACTAGTCGTAATCCTTGATGAGATTTCTGGATTTAGTATTGATAATACTACTGGACACGAGCAGGCAAAAACTGCTGGAGCAATATATGATATGTATAGAGCATCAGTTGATTCTCGTTTTCCAGATTTTGGTAAAGTTATTTTACTATCATTTCCAAGATATAAGGGTGATTATATCCAGCAAAGATATGAGGCAGTAATTGCAGAAAAAGAAACTGCTATAAAAACTCATAAATTTAAAATGGTAGACGATCTTGCAGATGGAACAGACGGAAATGAATTTTCTGTAGACTGGGAAGAAGACAATATTGTTTCATATAAGATACCTAAAGTATTTGCTCTCAGAAGGCCAACCTGGGATGTAAATCCTACAAGAAGCATCGATGATTTTAAAGTTGCATTTTATACTAATCCAACAGATGCACTTGCAAGATTTGCATGTATGCCACCAGAAGCTGTGGATGCCTTTTTTAAATCAAGAGAGAAGGTAGAGAAAGCATTTGTAAGTAAAAATGGTGTTGATAATCAAACTGGAAGATTTGAAGATTGGTTTCAGCCAATACCAGAAAAAGATTATTATGTTCACGTAGACCTTGCTCAAAAACATGACCATTGTGCAGTTGCATTAAGTCATGTTAAAGAATGGGTAAAAATAAGAACAATTAATGATTATCAACAAATTGCACCTATTGTTGTGGTTGATGCTGTAAGATGGTGGACTCCAACTTCAGATAAGTCAGTAGATTTTACTGAAGTTAAGGATTATATAATTTCACTTCGTGAGCGTGGATTTAATGTTAGGGCAGTTACATTTGACAGATGGAATTCGCATGATATGATGCAACAGATTAAAAACTATAATATACATACAGAAATTTTATCTGTAGCAAAAAGACATTATGAAGATATGGCACTAGGCATTCATGAAGAAAGAATTATTGGGCCAGAAATTAAATTATTAATAGATGAATTATTACAGCTAAGAATTATGCGTGATAAAGTAGACCACCCAAGAAAAGGATCCAAGGACTTGGCGGACGCAGTATGTGGATCTATATATAACTCTATATCTAAGGCAAGAAAAGATGATAGAGAAATAGATATACATACGTGGTCAGAAACTAAAGAAGAAGGCAAAGTATATGAAACAAAAGACGGTGTTCCTAAAGCAATTCCGCAAGACGTATACGAAGCTATATCAGGAATGAGGGTGCTATGAACAAATATCAAAAGAATGCAAGTCAATGTAAATGTGTAGGTAAGCACGTGCCTTTGCCAACTACATTTCATGACTATAATGGTAATACATTATGCCCAACAACATATGCTAATGTATTAGAATATAAAAAGATGTGGGAAGTGCTTGGTTGTGAACCACCAGGAAATATACGTAAGCATTTTAGCGAATATGTTCAAGAAATTGTTAAAGAGAGTCTAGACAGAACTAAAGTTTTATTATAGAATAGAGTAGTAGGGCAACAGTAGCTTAGTTGGTTAGAGCCCCGAACTCATAATTCGGTAGTCGTAGGTTCAAGTCCTACCTGTTGCACAAGGAGGTTAAAATGGCTAATAAAGAACAAAAAGGCAATTCAAATGCAAAGAAGAAGCCTAAGATGACTCTTAAGGAAAAAAGAGAAGCTAAAAGAGATAAGAAAGATAAGAAGTAAGTAGTATAATTAAATTACCAGAGTCCGTGTGAGACACGTCTGGTCCTGGCCATCGTGCTTGTAGGTACCTTGGGGTGGGGAAATAGTTACAGCTGCCTGGCCGAAAGGCCAGGCAGTCTCTATAAGAAAGAAGCAGATGGATAAAGAAGAAGACTTTGATTTTAGCGAAGAAGACTTTGAAAATTTAATGGAATATTATATCGAAGTTGGAGCGGTAGTAGTCAATGGTATTGATGAAAACGGAAACTTTATATACAAAATAACTGACCTTGCTAGAGAAGTTGCACCAGAATTGTGGGCAATGCACCATGAAATGGTAGACGAAGCACTTCTTGAACTATTTGAAAAAGATTTAATAGAAGTAGAATATGATGAAGAATTAAATGCTAATCTGAAAATATCAGATGAGGCAAAAAAGATTATGCAGCAAAAAGGATATGTGGAGTTAGATGATCCAACAAATGATTGATATAAGAGAAAAATATTATCAAGATGTAGATAAGCTATTACCAACAAAAAGAAAAGATAAGACTGGTAAGAAACGAAGATTTATTCAAGAGAATAAAAATAATAGGCCCTGTGCAGATTGCGGAATGTCCTATCCATGGTATATAATGGAATATGATCATGTTCGCGGGACTAAAAGTGGAACATTAACCAAAATGTATCGTACACACACTATGGAAGAAATTATAGAAGAGATTGAAAAGTGTGACATAGTATGTTCTAATTGTCATAAGCATAGAACTTGGGTATCTATGATTGGAAGGGATAGGGTAAGTGGTACAACAAATAGCATTGTCATTTGAGCAAGCTCATGAGTTAGAAAAGTTTGTAGAAGACCATATTAACGCATGCTCCATGTATTTATATGATGAAGAGGATGTAAAAGACTGGCAGCCATATGATGTTTATTGTGGTTGTGATACATGTAATAGTAGAGAATATTTAATGGCTACATTTGATTGGTTAAGATCAAATAATATTATAGATATATTTGTTAAGGCCAAATAGCCCAACGGTAGAGGCAGAGGACTTAAAATTCTCCAAGTGTGGGTTCGAATCCCACTTTGGCTACGCCCTTGTAGCTCAGAGGATAGAGCGAGGCTCTTCTAAGGCCTGCGTCGGAGGTTCGATTCCTTCCAGGGGCGCTTTGACTATCAATTTATAGTAGCGTATAATAAATACATACACGGAGGTTTATATGCCAAAAGGAAGATACACAGTTGGTGCTAGAGGCACACACGGATGCTCTGGATATCCAGTAGTTGGGGATACAGGCAAGGTGCATGGATGTCATAAGACAAGAGCACAGGCTAGAGCACAGCAAGCAGCTATTTATGCTTCAGAGTCATCTAAGAAATATGAATACTATGCAGAAGATTCAGCAATTATTAAAAATTGCTGTCCAGATTCTGATGTAGAAAAGGCACAAGGACCTTGTTGGGATGGCTATGAAATGGCTGGATGGAAAGAAAAAGATGGAAAGCGTGTCCCTAATTGTATTCCAAAAGATACTAAAAAGTCTGCTGACGATAGATTTGAAATAAGAATGAATCATCCTAAATGTGAAGGCGTAGCACTCGTTGAAATTAGTGGAACAAGTGTTTTATGCTATCCAGATCGTGCAGCAGCAGAAGCAGCACTTGCTGACATGAGACTTGAAGAGCCAAATGCGTCTGTTAGACCAGACGAAAATGGCAAGTTTTGGGCAGGTAGTTTTGCTCCAATTAGATAAAAACACTGATAGTACTGACATTGATTTAAGCGTTAGTGATAGATGTGATTCTTGTGGTGCCCAAGCATATGTTTATTGTAAGGGCTTAGAGGGAGAATTATATTTTTGTGGGCATCATTATGCCCAACACTCAAATAAATTAGGCGATTGGGCCTTTACAATCATTGATCAACGTGATAGAATTAATAAGAAGGAAGTACAAGAAGAAAACGAGTAGATAGGAACTGCGGTGCAAACTTTTTTACCGTATGACGATTTTCATGAAGTCGCCAGCGTATTAGATTCAAAAAGATTAAATAAACAATTATTAGAAGGCAGACAAATTTTGTCTGCTTTAGCTGGTATTAGCAAAGGCTGGCGTAATCATCCAGCAACTAAAATGTGGGCTGGATCTGAAGGCATATTACATAGATATTTATTTGCAATAGCACAAGAATGTAAAGTTCGTGGAATTAAATATGATAAGAATATGGAAGCCATAGATGATATTTGCTATCAACACTTTAATGATATATCAGTAAATAGCAGACCATTTTGGATGAAAGATAAAACAATACTTTCTAGAATTACAACTACACATCAAGCAAATCTTTATTTAAAAGATTCTTATGAGTATGCAATGTTTCAGTCAGCATATGATGATATTCTTAATGATCCATGTTGTGAAGGATGTAAATACTATTGGCCAACACATGTAGGTAGATAATGCCAACATATGAATATCAATGTGAGTGTTCTGAAGAAATTATTGAAATTCAAAGATCAATATTAGACCCAGAGGTAATTCCAAATTGTCAAAAATGTAATAAAATTATGAAAAAAATATATAGGACTTTTGGAATTGAATTAAAGGGTTCTGGTTGGTACTCTAAGGGAGGCTAACCACATTGGACATTAGCTCAGTCGGCAGAGCGGGAAGCTGTTAACTTCTAGGTCCCAGGTTCGAGTCCTGGATGTCCAGCCAAGCCCTGTTAGCTCAGTGGTAGAGCAGCCGCCTTGTAAGCGGCAGGTCAACAGTTCGAGTCTGTTATGGGGCTCCATGGTCCATTAGCTCAGTTGGTTAGAGCGCTACCCTGTCACGGTAGAGGTCGACGGTTCAAGTCCGTTATGGATCGCTGGATGCTATAATTTATATATTATGGCAATGTATACATATTTTACAAAAATAGACAAGGTGGTTGACGGCGATACCGTTGATGTATTTATTGATCTAGGATTTAGCGTTTGGCACAAAGAGCGTATCAGATTATCTGGTGTTGATACAGCAGAAAAAAATACAGAGTTTGGTAAGGCTACTAAGAAGCTTTTAATTGATACGTTAGAAGGCAAATTAGTCAAGCTTGAGGTTTCAAAGCCAGACAAATATGGAAGATACTTAGGAAAAGTTTATTTAAATTCTGATGAAAGCATTAACGATCAAATGCTTAGACACGGAATTGCTAAAAGCTACGGAGGAGACTCAAAAGTTGGGCTATGGTCTGAAACAGAACTAGCTAAAACAACTATTGATGTCAAACTTGTATAATGGCTTCAAGCGGATCATATAAGAAGCACGTTAAGTTTAATCCAGTACAGATTAAAGACGGTATGATTGTTAGATTACGTAAAGATGGAACAATAAAGGCCGTACTTGGTAAGTATGGAGAATATAATAAAAAGAATAAGGATAAAAAATAATGGCTGAAAAAACATATGCTCCAACAGAAGGTATGAAAATTGCAGCACGACGAGCTCTTAAGTGGAAAGAAGATGGAAAAGCAACTGGTGCTGGAACAGCAGTAGGATGGGGAAGAGCATCAGATATTGTTGCTGGAAGATCAATGTCTTTATCTGTAGTTAAAAGAATGTATTCATTTTTTTCAAGACATGAGGTAGACAAAAAGGGTGAAGATTTTAATAACCTAAGCAATCCATCAAATGGAAGAATAATGTGGGACGCTTGGGGCGGAGATGCAGGATTTACATGGTCTCGTAAAATTGTAGAGGCTAATAAAAGTGTTTGGGACGGTATCTTTATTAAAGAAATCATCGATCAAGATGATGAAAACTGGTTTGATACAACAAGTGTTGACGAACCACTATCAAACTGATATAATTAATAGAAAGGCACATTATGGCCGTTTTAGATTACAATACAGCACATGTATTAGTATCAAATAACAAAAATTTTTTTTGGGATGGCTGGAAGATAGTTTTCTGGCGTGAAGATATTAATGCTATTTATAAGACTAACGGATTAAGGCATAATGGAGCTTGGGGAATAGCAGAAACATTTATTGTTTCAGACGATGGAAAATGGAGGATTCCCGATAAGTATGTCAAGCATATTAGATGAATTGGGAATTGACCCAGAAGATATACACTGGACAGATCTTGCAGCATGTAATGGAATAGAAACTGATTTCTTTTTTGATACATATGAAGCTGATCAAACTATAGCAAAAAATATAGATCAAATGTGTTTAGTTTGTCCAGTTGCAAAACAATGTTTGTCTTCTGGAATAGATAATTCAGAATATGGAGTTTGGGGCGGAGTATATTTAAGTTTGGGCGTAATGGATAAAACCAGAAATTCGCATAAAACACAAGAAGTTTGGAAGATATGGAAGTCCAAGCATGGACAAAAATAAAAGAGTAATTTACACAAAACAGATGGCTAATGCTGTCAGAAAAGTAAAGAAACCATTTCCAAATATTATTATTGATATTGTAAAATATCCAGAATTTTTAACTATAAGAATGTATGAAGATAACATTATGGCATTTGATGTAAATCAAAGGGTGCTAATAACTGATTATATTGGTTTAGTTAGAAAAGTAATAGAGTCATTCGGTGTAAGATGTGAGTTCGAGGGAGTTCCAGGAAATGGCAGAAAAGCATTATAACGAAAGAATACAAATTGTTTGGATATACGAAGAGTCAGTATATGGAAACATTATAAGCGAAGGCGTTTATGCTTCACTAATTAGATATCAAAAAGATGGTATTGATCATCAGGTATATCTAGAGAATGATGAATTTATTGTAATGGATGAAATTGGTTTTGAGCATGTGGAGGAGGAAGATGGGCCAAATACAGTGCTATAGTTGTGAGGAATATAAATCTGATATTCGTGTCAAAAAGTCCAAAATATTTAAAAATTTAAACCTTCTTATGTGCAATAGATGTAATATATCTATGTATGAGCCAAGATGGGTAATTATTTTAGCTGGTAGACAATATGGGTCAGACCTTGTAAAAACATATGTAATAGATCATTTATATCATGGTGAAGAAATCAGTGCTACGGAGCTTTTGGTATGAAAAAAGCTGAACGTGTTGGATATATTTTAGGTTTAATGATTGGTATTTTAATATGGCTTTCTTTTATATGGTTTATAATAATTGAATTGTTTAATAGGATATTTAGAAATACGGGTGATCCATTTCCCATCTTGACATTCCTTTTAGTTTTCGTTATACTTATAAAGGTAAACACATTTAAAAAGCAATTTCGTAAAGTATTGGATTGGATTACTAAATGACAGTTATTGCTGCTATAGTAAATGAAAACGGTGCCTATATTGCAGGTGATCGTGGAGCTTCTGACGATAATGTTATATTTCCACTAGCGCATGCAAAAGTATGGCAGACTGGTCCTTACTTATTTGGTTATTATGGTAGTATGGATGGCGAAAAAGTTATGTATAATTTTCATCCGCCAGCACCTAAAAAAGGTAATCTAGATAAATTTATGCTTACAGAGTTTACGCAAGCACTAAAAGCTTTTTATGATGAACATTTTGTTTTTGCTACACAAGATAAAGAAGCAGATTTCGGAATGATAATTGTAATAGGCACACATATCTATGAGCATGATGCTGGAACCATGTCAATGACACGTTTTCAAACAGATTATTTGTCAGTTGGTAGCGGTTCAGAATATGCACTTGGTTCTTTATATGCAACAAGCGCATGGGCTGATGGGAAAAAAAGAGTAAGAACAGCAATTGAGGCTGCGGTTAAATATAGTCCTAGCTGTATGGGCCCAGTAGATGTAGTAAGTATTCTAAATAAGAAGGAGAAACAATAATGGCAATAGATGCAACACAAATGGAGGCAATTGTTATTGAAGTTGTTCGTGAATTTCATAACAAGTTTTATCCAGATCCAGAAAATAAATTAACTCCACCAGAGATGGAGTTAGCATATAAACACTCTGTAGATCAAGTTACTTTCGCTTTGAATGTTTTTATGGAACAATTCAATAAGCTTGCAGAGAATGTTAAATCTAATGGATAATACAGATTTTGAAAAAGAAGTAAAAAAGATTTTTGATGAGGCATACATATTACTTTTGCGTAAGCATAAAGATTATGGGCCACTAAATATTTCATCTGCTCCAGGTGGAGCTATAAATGGTCTTATTGTAAGAAAGCATGATAAGTTTGAGCGGATTAAAAACTTATTTTACAATAAGCCAAATGAAGAGCCACAATTCGAAACTCTCAGGGAAACATTTATTGATGATTTAAATTATTCTGCTATTGCAATTATGAATTTGGATGGAACATGGCCAAAGCAATAGTAGAGATTTACTGGTGGGTAATATATCAATTCCAAAAAGGTCTTGATTGGATTTATTCACAGGTATTTCACAGTATAGATATTGATCTATCTGAAGAAGAAGATGACCGATTTGACGACTAGCGTCAAATTTGGTATTATTAAGTCTTGTGTGGAAAACACACAAATATAAACCAAATCAATTGAAGAGGATAAAAAACAAACTATGAAGAAACTATCAATTCTAGTTGCATCTGCTCTAGGTCTTGCTCTTATGGCAAGCCCAGCCCATGCAGCTCCAATGACAGTTGTAACATCAACAGGTGCAGTTGCAGGTGGAGTAACCACATGGACAACTGTTACTACAGGAACATCAGCAGCGACAGCAATTACTCGTCCTGTTCCAGAAGATAACGTAATTGACGACAGCGATGTTGTTAGATTCGTTGCTACTGTTGACACAGGTACATCAGTAACTGTTACTGCAACAAATGCAACAATTGTATCTGCTACAAACGCAGCAGCAGCACCAGTAAACGCATCATCTGGTTCAGCATCACTAACAATTGCTACAGGTACAGGAACATCTGCTACCTTCTATGTATATACAAAGACAACAGCAGTTGGAACAGTAGTTGTAAACAATCAGGGAACAACCCTTACATATTATGTACAGGGTACTGCAGGTAAGATCAATACAGTTGCTCTTACAGGTAATGATTCTGGTTCAACATCTAGCGTTGTAACAGTTACAGCAACAGCATCAGACGTATTTGGAAACAAGGTTTCTGGAAAGACTCTGACAGCACTTGTAGTTAACGGAACCGTTGACACAACAACAGCCACAACAGGCGCAACACTAACAAACTTTGGCTCAGCAGATTTCAAGGTTACACTACCAACAACTGGTACAACAACACTTGTAGTCTCAGCAGCAGCAGGAGATATTGCTACAGTAGTAGCAGGTTTCAATACCGTAACATCTTCTACAGTTAAGTCAATCACAGTTCGTGATTTGGCTGGCGAATTAGCAGCAGTATCTGCTGCTCGTGATGCAGCACTTGCAGCAAAGGCAGCAGCCGAAGCAGCACTTGCAACAGCAAACGCTACCGCTGCTGCAGCAGCAGCAAAGGCAGCAGCAGACCTAAAGGCTGCAACAGATTCTGCAACAGTAACAATCGCTGCAAAGGATGCAGAAATTGCTAAGCTTAAGGCGGATAACGCTAAGGCACTTGCAGACCTAAAGAAGGCTTTCAATGCACTCGCTGCAAAGTGGAATGCAAAGAATCCAAAGGCTAAGGTCACACTAGTTAAGTAATATTAACTTAAAATTGAGCGGAGCAGAAATGCTCCGCTCTTTTTTTATTTATACATGTTTAATGATATAATTAGATTAGATTGGGGAGAGAATGCAGATTGTTGTTCAAAATATCAAGATTCATAACCGCTTGTTTAATAGCATTTTCTTGGCTATTTTTAATACCAGCAAGCGCTGATGATCCATTATCAATAGCAGCCCAAGAAATAGCAGACTTAAATTCAAGAGTAAATAATTTAACAGACTCTAAGGCTACCCAAGACCTTATAGATATAGCAGAAAATAAATATGAATTGGCAGTATCAGCAAAGACTGTTAGGGATTCTGCAAATCAATCATATGACGATGCTGTACAGGCAGAAGCTACTGCCTTAGAAGAAAAAAATTTAGCTCAAGCATCGGTAGACTCACAAACAATTGTAGTTTCAACAGCATTAACTCAAAAGAATTCTGCTCAAGATGCTTTAGATATAGCAAACATAAACCTTCAAAATACACAATCCATAGTTCAAAATGCTGGCAGTACAGGACTACACTATGATGTCTATATTCTTGCTAGACAATATTCTTTTTTATGGTTATCAAATGTTGCTGTTCCAGATCAATATTTATGTAGTGGAGTTTTGACTTCAAATTCCTTATCACCTGGCTCTGCAACATGTGGAAGATATGAAAATATTGTAGTTAAATTTACTGGTCGCATTACTGTACCATCTAATTGGACATCAACATATTTTGCAGGATATACAGATGATGGATTTAGAATGTATGTTGATGGACAGCTTGCTGTGGATAATTGGAGAGAGCAAGGAAGCACATGGAGCGGATATTCACCAGTCTATGATGTCAGTCAAGATAAAACACTTGATGTAGAAATTTGGTGGTATAACGGTGGAGGTCCAGGGTATTTCCACCTTGGATGGGCAATTCCTGGTGGGTGGACTGGCGCTGGATGCTACTATCCTAGTACATGGGGCGTAGATTTTACTTGTAATCCTAACACATTTTCTTATGGAGTTAGTGCAACACAAACACAAATTAATGCATACAATTCAGCAGTAACAGCACAAGCGACGGCACAAACAAATTATAATAATAAACTTGCTACATACAATACAGAAAACTCTACATTAACTACATATAATCAAACATTAACAAATAAAACTACTGCATATAATACTGCAGTAACAAATACAGCAAATGCTTTGACTGCTAAAAATAATGCTACATCAAACTATAATCAAGCAATTATTGATATGAATAATGCAATAGATGATGCATGGGAATCATATAATAATCAGTTTGAATTTGAAGAAAAACAAAGAGTTGCTGCAGCAATTGCACAGGCTATGGCAAATCAGCCACAACCAACACCTGAACCTAGCATAGAGCCAACTCCAAAACCAACCCCAGAAATTTCTCCTGAACCTAGCCCTGAGCCATCTCCTGAGCAAACTGAACAAGTTGATCCCACTCCAGAGCCAACCACTGATACCACAGATGAGGAGACTGTAGATCCAACCCCAACTCCTGAGCCTTCTCCAGAGCCTTCTGTAGAGCCTTCATCTCAGCCAGAGGATATAACTCCAACTCCAGAGCCTGAACCAACTCAAGATCAGACTGAAATTTTTGATAAAACAGAAAATACTCCCGTCAATAGTGAAATGGCAAATTTAATTGCTGACCTTACAAATTCTAACACATTAGCAAAACTTACGCCAGAACAGGCTTTGGCTGTATCAAAAACACTTGGTGTTGCCCCACAGGAATTAAAATTAGTTGCGGAATTAGCTAAATCTGATCCAACTATTGCTACAGCGCTAAAAGAATTTGGTGATCGTGCTAATGCTAATTTAGATGCACCAATGCCATATACATTAGCTGATGCTGCAACTGAAGTTCAAGCTGAGGCATTCTTAGCAAACCCACTTGGAGCGGTATTTAATGTGGATCCATTAGAACTCCTATCTAATTTCTCTGAGCTAGGTATGGATATGACTGACGATCAGAGAGAAAAAGCACAAGAAGTAATTATTCCAGTAGTGTTAGTTTCTAATATTGTAGCAACAGCAATTGGAATTAGGAGGTAAAATTGAAAATAATTATAAAGCTAATTAAAGGGTTTTTAAAATGGCTTAAGGAAGCAGGTGTAGAGGTAATTGCTCAAGCATTTACACTATTAGGCTTTTTTATTGCATGGCTTACCCTTACTGGGTCAGCAAGGGATATAGTTGGCATAGCCACTCTTGCTACCACTGTTATATGGCTCATAAGCATTCCATTAAGGAAGGAGGAATAATAATGAAAGATAGAGTTATTTTAATGTTATCTATGATGGTGGGTATTGCAATTATTACTGCCATTGTTGGAGATTACGTAACTGCCGCCCTAGAAACTTCTAAAACAGGTGAGCCTGTAGAGGTTTCAGCAGAGGTAATGACCCTTGTTCAGACAGCTCTTGGAGGTCTTATAGGAATTATTGGTGGCTATTTTGGAGCAAAAGGCTCTAAAGATAAAGACGAATAATGCTATAATAAAGATATGAAAAAATTAACAGCCTCCTTGGCCAGTGTAGTTTTAACCCTCACACTTACATCATGTGGTGATGGAGGATTTAGATACTCCTGCCAAGATCCAGCAAATTGGGAGAAAGCAGAATGTAACCCACCTGTTTGTCAAACAACTGGAACATGTGCAAAAGACTTGGTAGGCCAAGAAGTGTGGGATGAGTATCAAAACACGAAGGGCAATAAATAATGGCTAGAGAAAGATTAACACCACAAGATTTAGATGCAAGATTAAAATTTATTCTTGGCATCACACTTGGAACAATTTTATTGTGTACATCATTAGGAATTTTGTACGCTCTTATTTTTGTGACACAACCAATTGGAGCACAGTCAGAAAATGATAAGATGTTCTTTAATGTATTGGGAAGCGTTGCAACATTTATTACAGGAACATTAGCTGGACTTCTAATTGGTCAGTCTGGCGCTAAAGATATTATGTCAGCACAATTAGCAAATAAAGAAATGGATGCTAAGAATACATTAGCAGACAAAAAACTAGAAGCAGAAATTGATGCTACTCGTGCTCGTCTTGAAGCGAAACCAGATGGCGCAATGCCAGCAGAACAACCAGTTGATACAGATTGGGATAAGGACTAATTATGACAGATTTTCCAGTACCAGCAGAAACAGCAAAGGCGCCAGCAGGAACTGCTGCTCGTCTTATTCAAATTGCTAAATCTCAAGTAGGATATGTAGAAGGTCCAAAAGACAACGAGACAAAATATGGAGCATACACCAAGGCTAATTTCCAACCTTGGTGTGGAAGTTTCGTAAATTGGTGTGCAAACGAAGCAGGAGTTAAGATTCCAAATACAGTATATACACCAGGTGGAGCAGCAGCATTCAAGAAAGCAAACTCTTGGATTGACGGAGATATTGCTGATCCTGAGCCAGGAGATATTGCCTATTTTGATTTCCCCTCAGATGGCGTTGATCGTATTTCTCATGTCGGAATTGTTATTGAAGATAACGAAGATGGAACAGTATGGTGTATTGAAGGCAATACAACTGGAGACGGCAAAAAGGGAAGCCAAAGAAACGGCGGAGAGGCTTGTAAAAAGCTTCGTGCCTTTAAGAAAAATAAAGCAGGAGTTCAAGTATCAATTGTAGGATTTGGACGTCCAAAATTTAAAGGCGGAGCTACAGCTTCACCTTCTGCAAAAGCAGTAAGTGGTAAGAGCTGCCCTACTTGCGGACAAACAGTCAAGTAGATTTGCAAAACAAATATAAAATTTGATATAATATATATGGGTCGCCTTCGGGGGCCCATATATTAATTTATTCGCTTAAAGGAGGAATAATATGGTCCACACATTTGGACTGGATCTTTTTAATGATCCATTTTTTATTGGGTTTAATCATACCCTACAACGCTTAAATCATGTTCATACAGCTAATCCTAATAACTATCCACCATATAATGTAGTTAAAAAGGATAATGAGACATGGGTTGTTGAAATGGCTGTTGCTGGTTTCTCAAGAGATCAGATTACAGTTACAGAACAAGATGGTACACTAATCATCGAAGGTTCTAAAGAAGACAACACAATTACAACTGAATATCTACATAAGGGAATTGGTACTCGCAAATTTAAGAGAACCTTTGCACTCGGTGAGTATGCATTTGTAAAGTCAGCTGAATTGACAGACGGAATCTTATATGTTACAGTAGAAATTGAGATTCCAGAAGAAAAGAAACCAAAGACCATCAAGGTCAAATAATAGAGTTCTGATCTAATATCAGAATATACAACTAAATAGCGCAGGTAGGGCAGAAATGCCCTACCTGGCACCTATTGACAATACCTATAGATAAGGATATACTTATATCATGAATAGAAAACTACTTCATTTTACTGCAGACTGGTGCAGGCCATGCCAAATGATGGAACCAGTAATTAAATTGTTTTTAGAAGAAAACCCAGATGTTGAATATCAGAAAGTAGATGTTGATACAGAATTTGATATTGCTAGAGAATATGACGTAATGTCAGTTCCAACATTTGTAGGATTAATTAATGGCGAGGTATCAAACAGAGTTCTTGGCGCAGTTCCAAAAGCTCGTATAGAAGAGTTGTATACACATCCTGTAGAGCCACATTTTGATTCTGGCATGATTAAAGAAACAGACGCAATGGGACGCGAAATGTTTTGGAAAGATGCTGGAAGACCTTGAAATTTTTTAGAAAAGATCCAAAAGAAATAATTAAATTTATGCCCATAGGGTCTAATGACTTCTATGCGGATAATCATCCAACCCCAAGTATTGGGCATGTACCACAATGGTACAAAAATATAAAAAGAAACTATGATCCATCTCAAAGAGAGATTGAAAGAAACTGGCGTGTAAAATATCTTCCGCAGGGAACGGTAAAGAAATGCATCCCAGTCCTTGACGCATTCGGTGTAGGGTATATATATTCAACTCCTATGGAAATTATGTTTGACGGTTCTACAGGAGTGTTTGTTAATTTTCCAGATACAGAATTAGTACAGTTCCATGAACCAGCTCAAATTGAGGGTTGGGGAGCAACAGATGAATATATTCCTGTTGCATATAAGTGGAGAAACTTTAATATAATTAAAACACCACCTGGATGGTCATGTTTATTTACACATCCACTTAATAGAACAGATTTACCATTTTATACTTTATCGGGCGTAGTTGATACAGATAAGCATCCAGCTCCTATTCATTTCCCATTCTTAATGAAGAAAGGATTTACTGGCAAGATTGATCTTGGTACTCCAGTTGTTCAGATTATTCCATTTAAGAGGGCGGACTGGAGCTCAGAAAAGTTACCATTTAAACCAACTGATTCAGCTATATTAGAAGCATCTAAATATATTGAAGATAACTATAAGAAATCATTCTGGCAGAAAAAAAATTATGGGTAGTAATTGCTATGGTCCTCATCCAGTAAGATCATTTGAAGCTTTTTTAAAAAGAGTAGATGAAAGCCCTAATTATCAATTTGAATTATTTAGTGTTTTAGAAGATCAATATTGGGATGGAGATGGATGGAAAAGTAGTACCTTTTTCCACTTATTTCCCTATGATTATGCTATTAAATACGTTCGGTCTTTTTACGAGGCTTCTTAGCAACAGCTTCTTCAATACGATCAATAGCATCTCTTAGAGATGTTCCATGATTATTAAAGAGCTCGGCTTTGATGATTGATATTTCTGATTCTATTTTTTCAAATCTTGCATTTCCATCAGCAAGTCTGTCTACAACGCCAGGCTTATCTTCAGTGCCATTCCAATCATCTACAAATTTAAACCAAGTTTTAAATAAAGTAACGAACTTGTTACCAATAAA